AGAACGGGCTTGGGCCATCATACATAATCCGGTCTCCCGCGAAGATCGCTAGACGCTTCCTTGGGAATAGGCGGGCACCCGGAGGCACGATGTAGTGGTAATTGTACTCGCTCGGGTGCAGGTCCTTATTCTGGACAAATTCGTCGTTGCCCGATTCGTTGATTGACCAGTCGTCGAAGTAGACCTCCTTCAACTCGATCACCGGGAACGGGACGTAAGTTCCTTCGGACTCTCGAACCGGCCCTCCGCGCATCGACATTCGCCGCTTCATCGCAGGGCTCATCGCATTCCAGGTATATTCCGGAACCGATGACGGTCTGACGTACTTATCCTGCGAGAGTGACCGGCTCAGGTTGACCGTGTACCTCTCAAGCCCCTCACACTTCTCCTTACCGAACTTCGCATAAAAGTAAGGCAGGGGCTTGTAATTCTGGTAGATGACTGCCACCGACTCCTGAAGCTGTCCGTTGCATAGGACCGGGATCACCTGGTCGGCTCCGTGAGCCGAAAACTGGAATACATTCTCTCCGGCTACATGCTTCAGGAACCCAGTTCCGAACAGGGCATGGTCGATCCAGTCCACCACGGTCATATCTAGATTCTGCTTGAACCACAGCGCCCGAATATATTTATGGACCGTCTCGGCCTGCTGTTTGTATTCTTTGACCGATGAGGTTACGTCGATCGTGGGGCGGATCTGACTGAGGGAGGAAAGCGCTTCACGCCGCATGTCCGCGAGGTAATTATCCACATAGCTGCTGCGGTAAGCTGGCCTGTTGGCATCGTAAAAACTCCCCTCTAAGTATGCGATTGTCTGGTCGATCTCCTGGAGATCCTTCCAGGACCGCATCTCCTCCATGCCCTGGCGGAGAAGGCTATCGCGCCATGCGATCAAGCGTCGGGCATACCCATCAGATCGGTCGAAGGTCCCGGACTTCCTCTGGACGTCTGCGCGTGGAACAACTGCAAGAGAGGCCATAGTTCACTTGTCACCCTTTCCCACGGCAGAGAGAGGTCAACGACGCGCCTTTAGCTTGCGCTCTGCCCGGTGCGGCGCGTTGGGTTGGCGGTGGCTATTCCCGCCCTTTACTGTCCGGCCCTTGCGGCCTTTCTTTTTGAACACGATTAGGAGCCTCCTGAGGTCATCCTACTCTGGCTTAGCGACTTGTGCAACCTTGTGCTCGGCTTCTTTGAGGTCCTGGAGGGTCGCTGTGGTTTTCTGGAAGCGGCGTCCATCCTCAGAAACTTCGGTGTTAGTGTCGAAATCGCGGGGGTTCGCCAGCCCTTCGGCGCGGCATATTTCGGCCTGCTTTTGCCACGTATCCACGTACACCGGCTCAGGCTTTCCGCTCACGCTAGATTTCGTCCGCCACATCCAATGCCCCAAGTCTTCTCGGTGCCCGTCATCCAAAGACTTATCCACGTACCTCCGAGACATCTCCCCCATAAATGGGCTGGCGAAGGTGCTGGGCAGCCTTGTCCTGCACTGACCGCACCATTCGCACAGCTTGGCGGGGTCGTCGTAGTGCCGGTAGAAATCATCCACTATGAGGCCGCGCAGGTCACAGTTTTCGGATTCGCATACAGATTCGAATATGGGCATGGCTAGGAACCGAACTGGGGGTTTTTGGGGTCCCCTACGAAACCGCCAGGCTCCCCGTCTAACTCATCCTGGCGCTTCCGTAATTCATCCTGGCGCTTCAGTACCCACTCTCGGGAGGCACCCCCGCCGACAAGTCCAGCCATTCTCCGATTGACCCGGCGCTGGACTGGACCCAGACTGCCACTGCCGGACACAACGAACGGAGTCTCCTTCTGCGCCAACTTATGCCGTCGCATGGGGTCACGGAGATCCTTGTCATAGAAGTCTGCGCTCAACTTGGCGCGGGCCTGCGCCCGTTTAGCGCTTGGCGAGTACGACTCGATCCTGGTTAATAGGCCATCGATCCGCCGCCAGCGTCCACGCGCCCAAAGGAAGCTCTTGCGGGAAGACTCGAATTTCGACCAGAATGCCGCCTTAAGTTTCCGCATTATTACTTCTCCTGTACGGCGCTGGGCTCAGCCGCCGATTCACTAAATAGCCCGCCACCCAGAGATTCCTGGATCAACTTGACCAGATCGGTCCCGGTCTCAAACTTGGCCCCTAAGAGTTTCTCTATAGCTTCCCTGTCCTTCGGCATCATGCGGACCAACTGCGGGTAGCCAGCGTTCCCCATGTTGTACTGCATCGGGTCGCCGTCCATAAAGATATCCCAGATATCCTGGATCAACTCCTTCACGGTGCGCCCCTGAGCGTTGGCGGCTTCCTCGTAATACTCTTCATATACCGGGTCCACCGAGCACTTAAAGGTCATTTTACCCTCCTCGCGCCCCGTCGCCTCGGAGAGTAGCGGAATCAGTTCTTCGCCGCACTCCACCTCAAGCCCGGTAGCCTCAGTAATTCGGGCCATCTCGGCTGGGGAAAGAACCAGCCCACCTCCGGCTACGTCGCCAAGGAACTCCTCGGCCACTTTAGATAATTTCTGGGTGTCGTTTAGCGATTCCTCGCTGACAAGCCCGGTCAAGTTGTTGACTTGCTCTGCGGATAGGTCAATTTGAAGGTTAAATCTCACGGTAGAGGCCACAGCGTTCTCCTGGCCTTGATAGTAACGCGGATAGGTCTTGACTTGCAAGGACCACTACAAATCTTCCATCCTGGGCTCGCAAGCCACCCCTTCCGGCCTCTTCCCCATCAAAGACATCAACCCCTCATACCCCAGGGAGGCCTGCTGCTGGATCTCCAGGGAGACCGCCACGAGCCGTATGGAGCCGCAGGACGGGCACCTATACTCCCGCTCCGGGTTGTCGCATACCCAAGGCCATTTCCCGTCCGTATCAATCGCCTCTCCGTAGCGACAGGAATTGCAATAGCAGCGGTAGCGGGCCGGTTTCTGGACCTCGACGAGGCTTGGCACGCGAACGCGGCCAACCTCATCGCAATCCAACTCGTGGGAGCAGTAGAGGGCAATCATCCCAGCCATGAGTTCGTCATCATGGAACCCCTCTTCAGCGCCAAACGACCGTGTATCAAATTCCTCTTTTCGATACGTGGTCATCTCTTCGGCGCAGTTGGCCGATCGGATCACCCACGCCCTAGAAAGCAGCCAGTCCACAGCGGTCTGGTGGAGATAGGCCTTGGTGTTGACCTTGGTCCACCAGTGCCACTTGTGGGTAAGTGGGTTGATGGTTTCCTTGTTCTTCCACCGGAAGACATTGGGGTATTGGTAGACATAGACAACGTCGTCACCCGTGGTCTGGTAGGTGTTGTACTCGATGCACATCATCGCTTGGTTGTACCAGAGGCCAATGACGTTGCAATAAAAAGCCAGTTCTTTTGGCTTGGTGTGGTTGTCTCTCCAAAGGGCCACCTGCTCGTCCGGCTCGCCAAGGGCCCGCCCAATCTTATTCACGAAGATGACGCTGTAATCCTGGCCGATCCCCTCACTGACATCCACGCCGATCGTATATAGCCTGTCCGGCTGCGGCTCCTCCCACTCAGTGTAGGGGGTCTCGTCATGACGGTGATCGACGTTACAGCCATTAACATAACACCTACCCTCCAAGCCACCAGCCCCATGTATCTCTCCGGTCTCTCGGTATATTTTCCCTTTCCTGCGGGGGCTGTTGTCGATGGTGGAGCCTACCCATTCCCGGCAGGAGTCATTAAACATCACGTAGCCGCTGACCTGGAATGCCTCCTCGCCGGTCACGGCCTGCTCTTGCAGCCACTGCTTCTTAGCCTTCTCCCCCTGCTCCTCGGCCTGCTCCCGGTTGTCCTGATGCCAGAAGCATTGGTCGTCATTTAGGACCATAGGGACCAATGCCCCCAAGTTACAGCTTGGACAAGGGGCTCCCACGGTGGACTCCCCAAACAACGTCACCTTTCGGTATCTTCCGCAGGCTTGGTTGTCACAGCGGAGCCATTCCTTCTTGGCTCTCTCGCGCATCACTATTTCAGGACCCTGAATACTCCACCCCTGCGGAGGAGCTAGTACGCGGGTAGTCTCGAAGAAGCTGGGCAAAAATAGTGGGTACCACTTCGGCCACTTACCAAGGTCGAGACGTCTTTCGCACGCCCTCCACAACTTGTGTGCCGCCCCGCCCGCCCCACGGCCCGTTGACTACATAAACCCGAATACCTCGGGCTCATCAGCCATTGAGTTTCCGAGGTCCTCATTCACGATCGCTTCGAGATCGTCCTCATCGTAGTCGGTGAACTCGCTACAGTGGGCAGCGTCTATAGCAATCCCCTGGCCGACCCCGGAATACTGGTTGCTCCACTGGACCATCACTTTGGAGTTCATACCAGGATACCGGGACCTCAGCGCTGGGTCTTCGTTTTCAAAAAACAAACCTTTTTCTTCTTTTCGGCTGGCCTGCATCGGCTTCAGCCACCACGGCATATTGTCGTAGATGTAGAGCATGTATCCGAATAGGTACGAAGAGTGGTTTTGGTCAACCGAGACCACGATCGCGCGAGTGTTTGGATAGAACATCGCGCGCCATGCAATCATGGCCTCGATGAGAGATGAACAGCCCAATTGACGAGCCTTGATAATTATGATCTTCTGCGCCTTCCCCTTAGCCTTCAGCTCGTAGTACTTATCGAGGATCAGGTACTGGCTTTCCCAGAGGGAGAAGAGTTGCGACTTTTTCTTTTTGGTGGTGATCCAAAAGTAGTTCCGCGCGGCGTAGCTGAAGTCATTGGCGCACTCGCGCGCCTGCTCCATCATCGCCTCTTTCAGTTTTCTGCCGTCCGGCAGACCACCGATCATTTCGAACTTTTCAATGGAAGGCAGGCAGGCCCAGTCCTCCTCGGTTATCTTCAGGCGGGAAGGAACGGCTCGGTCCAGATGCTCGATCATGGCCGCTACGCCAGGATCTCGTTTCCACATGAACTACTCCTCGCGGTCCTTAGCGCCTTCGTATTCCACGGGGGTAGCCACCAAGTCCACAACTGGGCGTCCTGCGGTGAGCATCCTTCTCTCGCGCTCCGCAGCCAGCATACGAAACATATCGTCCGGCGACGCGACTTCCTTGGACCTCGTCCCTGGGATGTTGGCTGTCTGGTTTACGTTGTTCTGTTGGAGGTTGATATTAACCCCGCCCTTGCCGCCGAGCATCTGGTAGATTTCCCAGCCTTGGCGCATCTTTACGGGGTCGCCGGACTGGATACCGGCCATCAATGATCGGAATAGCTGAGGGAGGATCTGGGGGGCAAACAAGGCCCGCA